GCTTCACCGCCTCATTGCAGGAGTGGATGATCCCAAGGTGATGGTTGATCATATCAACAGGAATCGAAAAGACTGCCGGAGATCAAATCTGCGAGTTATTTCCACATTCGGTAATTCCTGCAACCATAGCCATTTCATCACAAATAAGACCGGATATACTGGGGTTTACTACTCCAAACACTCGGGCAGATATGAAGTGAAGGTAGGATATGATCATAAACGGATCAAGCTTGGCTCATCGCCGAATGATCTGATTACATTGGCGCAGATGTACAACATCGGCGCTCAGTTCTTTTTCGGGGAGTATGTCGGCGAACTGAACGATGTACCGCCGCCCTCGGAAGACTTGGTCAGGCAGGTAATAAAAAAATGCCAGAAATACAAGGAAGCACCGGCAAAAACTGCTGGTGTTTCCGTTGCATAGGAGGAAATCATGGATACTAATCTCAATATGAAGCGGATGCCGATTGATCAGTTGAAGCCCGCGAAATATAACCCTCGGAAAGACCTGCAGCCGGGCGATCCCGCGTATGAGAAAATCAAACGCAGCCTGCACGACTTTGGGTATGTTGATCCCATTGTCTGGAATGAGGTGACGGGCAACATCGTCGGCGGTCATCAGCGCTACAAGGTGCTCAAGGCCGAAGGCGCGACTGAAGTGGACTGCGTTGTGGTTCATATCGAGAATCCGGCAGATGAGAAGGCGCTGAACATTGCACTGAACAAGGCGACCGGTGACTGGGAACCTGTGGCTTTGGCTGACCTTCTGAAAGACCTGCAGGCATCCGGATATGATCTTGGCGCGACTGGCTTTGACGCTGCCGAAGTGGATGACCTTTTCAGCAAAGTGCATGATAAGGAAACCCATGAGGATGACTGCGATATCGATCCGGAGGCCGTGACGCCTTATGTACAAGTCGGCGATGTCTGGACACTGGGTAAGCACCGGATGATGTGTGGAGACAGCACCGATCCCGCTACCGTGGATCTGCTCATGGAAGGTGTAAAGGCAAACCTCTGTGTGACGGATCCACCCTATAACGTGGCGTATGAATCCGCAGACGGGAAAAAGATCCAGAACGACAGCATGGCAGATGAACAGTTCTTCAATTTCCTGCTGGCTGCTTTCAAGAATATCGCTGCCCATATGGCAGAAGGCGGCAGCGCTTATGTATTCCACGCTGATACCGAGGGACTGAACTTTCGCCGGGCTTTTAAAGAGTCCGGTTTTCATATTTCCGGTGTATGTATCTGGGTGAAAAATAGCCTGGTGCTGGGCCGCAGTCCATACCAGTGGCAGCATGAACCTGTTCTCTTCGGTTGGCTTCCCAATGGAAAGCATAAGTGGTTCGCTGACCGGAAGCAGTCCACGATCTGGAATTTCGATAAGCCAAAGAAAAATGCGGCCCATCCAACAATGAAGCCGATCCCGCTGCTCTGTTATCCGATCAAAAACAGCAGTGCCCCGAACGCTGTGGTGATGGATTTGTTTGGCGGCAGCGGCTCCACGCTGATCGCCTGCGAACAGACAGACCGCATCTGCCGGACAATGGAACTGGATCCGAAATATGCCACTGTTATAGTAGAACGCTTTCATCTGGATTATCCGGATCAGGAGATCACTGTGCTGCGGGATGAAAAGACCTATTCCTATGGAGAAATTACGCAGGCTGCCGCAGAAACCTGATGCTACAGCGTTGGAACAGTATCACAGAAACACACTATCAGAGAGAGGAGGTGAGCTCAGATGGCTACCAGAGGAAGAAAACCGCTGCCCACAGCGATAAAGATCCTGGAGGGTGACCGGGGGAAGGGACGCAGACCCATCAATAAGGATGAGCCGACCCCTTCTCAGGAGAATGTGAAATGCCCGGCGTGGCTGATGCCGGAAGCGAAGAAGGAATGGAGGCGTCTGGCTCCTGCCTTGATAGCCATGGGAATTTTGACGGATCATGATCTGGAGGCTTTCGCCGGTTATTGTCAGGCGTATGCCAGATGGCGGGAAGCGGAGGAGTTCCTTTCCCAGCACGGGACCATCTTCAAGACGCCCTCCGGTTATGTACAGCAGGTTCCGCAGGTTTCCATTGCGATGCAGAATCTGAAGATTATGCAGTCCTTCTGTGCGGAGTTTGGCCTGACCCCGGCCAGCCGTGCCCGGCTCTACGCTAATACTGGCGACAAGGGCGATACGGATGATCCGATGGAAAACGTCCTGAAGGGAGGCTGGCAGGATGCAAAGTGAAGAAAAGGCCCGTAGGGTCATACAATTCATTGAGTGTCTCAAGCATACCAAGGGCGAATTCCACGGTCAGCCCTTCAAACTGCTGCCCTGGCAGGAAAGGATCATCCGGGATGTGTTCGGAACAGTCCGAGAAGAAGATCCAACGATCCGGCAGTATACTACGGCGTACATCGAGATACCAAAGAAGCAGGGCAAGAGTGAACTGGGCGCTGCCATTGCCCTGAACATGCTCTGCAATGACGATGAATGGCGGGCAGAGGTTTATTCCTGCGCGTCAGACCGTCAGCAGGCGGCGATTGTTTTTGATGTTGCTGTGGATATGGTGAAGCAGTCCCCGGCGTTGAGTAAGCGGATCAAGATCATTCCGTCTACGAAAAGAATGGTATACCAGCCAACCGGCAGCATCTACCAGGTGCTTTCTTCAGAAGTGGCGACGAAGCATGGCCTGAATGTCAGCGCCTGTATCTTCGATGAGCTGCATACACAGCCGAATCGAGCTCTGTATGATGTTATGACACAAGGCAGCGGTGATGCCCGGAAGCAGCCGCTGTGGTTTTTCCTGACAACCGCCGGAACAGATCGAAACAGCATTTGCTGGGAAGTTCACCAGAAGGCCATCGATATTCTTGAGGGCCGGAAAGATGATCCACGGTTCTACCCAGTGGTTTTCGGTCTGCCAGATGACGCGGACTGGACAGATGAACAGAACTGGTACAAAGCCAATCCGTCTCTGGATCAGACGATTACCATCGACAAAGTCAGGGACGCTTTCCGTAAAGCGCAGGAAACGCCCGCGGATGAAAACATGTTTCGGCAGCTGCGCCTGAATCAATGGGTGAAGCAATCCGTCCGCTGGATGCCCATGGATAAATGGGACGAAAACGGAGGAGAAGTCGACGAGTATGAACTGGAAGGCCGTCCATGTTATGCCGGATTGGATCTATCCAGTACCAGCGACCTGACAGCTTTGGTTCTGGTATTCCCGCCTCGGGATGAGGATGAAAAATACATCATAGTTCCGCACTTCTGGCTCCCTGAGGAGACGCTGCAGCTGCGTGTCCGACGGGATCATGTGATGTATGACAAATGGGAACGACAGGGCTTTATCCATACAACGGAAGGCAATGTGGTGCATTACGGATACATTGAACAATTCATCCTGCGGCTGGGAGAACGGTTCAATATTCGGGAGATCGCTTACGACCGTTGGAATGCAAGCATGATGGTTCAGACGCTTGAGGACGATGGCTTTACGATGGTTCCCTTTGGTCAGGGATTCCGGGATATGAGTCCGCCTACGAAAGAACTGATGCGTCTGGTACTGGAACGAAAGCTGAACCACGGTGGGCATCCTGTTCTCCGATGGAATATGGACAACGCCTTCGTACGGACTGACCCTGCTGGAAACCTGAAGATTGACAAGGAGAAATCTACAGAAAAGGTTGACGGTGCTGTGGCTCTGGTCATGGCGCTGGATCGGGCGCTGAAGAACGTCAATACCACCTCGGTCTATGATGATCGAGGATTTTTGTTTGTCGACTGAGGAGGAAATGGAAATGCCCCAAAGGCCAAGAAGACCCTGCCGCTATCCGGGATGTCCCGGATTCTGCGAACAGGGTCAGGTGTTCTGTAAAGATCACCAGATGTACAGTGATGATCGTCTGCGCGGTGGTGCTACAGCCCGTGGGTATGACGCCCGTTGGCGAGAGGCCAGGGCGCTATTCCTGAAGCAGCATCCACTCTGTGCTTTCTGTCAGGCAGAAGGAAAGATTGTTCCGGCAACGGTTGTCGATCACATCATTCCGCACCGGGGAGATCAGCAACTGTTTTGGGATCAGACAAACTGGGAATCTCTTTGCAAGGAATGCCATGACAAGAAAACAGGAAGCGGGCTGTGACCAGAGGTACAAAAAAGAGGATGATCACACGTTTACCCGTACACCCTGTCAAGGTGCCAGGAGATCATCCTCTTGATAGAACCTATTTCCAAAGGGTTTCGACATCATATCTTGAGATGTTTTCGTCGATAGTGACCAGCTTCAGGTTTTCTGCCTGTGCCTGACTGATTAAAAGTCGATCAAAAGGATCCCGATGATGCCAAGGCAGAGTGAGGAGCTTTTCCAGATGCCCGCTTTTGATGGGAAGGATGGAGAAATCCAGAAGTTCGCAGTCTTTCATCATCTGTGAAATCGGTGCTGGAAGATCAAGCTTTCCAAGACTGCTCTTGATTGTTATTTCCCAGAAGGAAGCAATGCTCACATAAACACTTTCAGCTGTTTCAATTTCAGCATTCACCTTTTCTGGCAGTCTGGTGGGATCATTTACAAACCAAAGGAATGTGTGTGTATCAAGCAATAGCATCACATATACTCCTGAAAGTCGCTGAGCGGGGCGTCAAAGTCATCTGCGATACGAATTTGCCCATGATAAATTCCGCCAGTGCGTTTTTTTCTCTTTCCCTGCTTTGTTTCCGTTGCATTTCTGGTGATTTCAATCTTAAGGAACCGCATGTAGCGTACGACTTCCATTAACGCTTCATCGGTCATTCCTTCGGCTTCTTGAACGATGAGATCCAATGCCATGCGATCACCTCCTATTCGCCATTTAAGTATCCCCCAGAAAGTCTTAAATGTCAACAAAAATCTGAGGAGTGAGACTGAATGAAAAATCCCTTCACCGCCCTGTTCCGTGCGCGTGACAAGCCCCAGGACAGCGTCAGCGCCGCTCCGACCTTCTACTTCGGCACCAGCGGTTCCGGGAAGCCGGTCAACGCGAGTACAGCGATCCAGCTTTCCACGGTTTACGCCTGCGTCCGGGTCATCTCGGAAACAGTCGCCAGCCTGCCGCTGGGTGTGTACGAAGCCAAGGAAGACGGAAACCGGAAGGCAACAGAGCATCCGTTGTACCTTCTGCTCCATGATGAGCCGAACAGCGAAATGACATCGTTTATCCTGCGGGAAGTCATGCTGGCGCACCTGCTGCTCTGGGGAAACAGCTACTGCCAGATCATCCGTTCCGGACGAAACCAGGTCACAGGCCTGTACCCGCTCCTGCCGGATAAGATGACGGTAGACAGGGATAAGAAAGGCATCCTGACTTATATCTACATGACCAGCACAGGTGAACAGGTGGTGCTGTCCCCGGAGGATGTCCTGCACATCCCCGGCCTCGGCTTTGACGGGATTATGGGGTACAGTCCCATCGCGCTGGAGAAAAACGCCATCGGCCTCGGCATTGCGTCTGAGGAATACGGCAGTAAGTTCTTCTCCAACGGCGCACGGCCTTCCGGTATTCTGACGCACCCGAATACTGTGAAGAATCCGAAGGCCCTCCGGGAAAGCTGGAACAGTGCCTACGGCGGATCTTCGAACAGTAACCGTGTGGCCATACTGGAAGAAGGCATGAAGTTTGAGCCAATTGCCATCCCGAACAATGAAGCGCAGTTTCTGGAAACCCGCAAGTTTCAGGTGGATGAGATTTGCCGGATCTTCCGGGTGCCGCCTCATCTCGTGGGCAATTTGGAGCACGCGACCTTCTCCAATATCGAACACCAAAGCATCGACTTCGCCGTCCATACAATCCGGCCCTGGCTTGTCAGAATCGAACAGGCTATGAACCGCGCTCTTTTCTCCGCTGAGGAGAAGGGGCGCTTTTATGTGCAGTTCAATATCGACGGCCTGATGCGCGGTGACTACAAATCCCGCATGGAAGGCTATGCGATTGCTAGGCAGAACGGCTGGATGTCCGCCAACGATATCCGGGCGCTGGAGAACCAGAACCCCATCCCCAAGGAAGAAGGCGGCGACGCCTATCTGGTCAACGGCAACATGATCCCCATCACGACTGCAATGCAGCAGCCTGCCGGGAATGCCAAAGAAACGAATCCTACTCAATCCAATCCTGAAAGAAGGAGGAATCCCTGATGCGACACTTTTGGAACTGGGTCCGCAACGAAGATGAGTCTCGCGCCTTGTATCTGGATGGTGTGATCGCGGAAGAATCCTGGTTCTCCGATGATATCACGCCCGCCATGTTCAAGGAGGAGCTCTTCGCCGGAAACGGCCCCATCACCATTCACCTGAACTCCCCGGGCGGCGATTGCATCGCGGCCAGCCAAATTTACACCATGCTCATGGACTACAAGGGCGACGTGACCATCCAGATTGACGGCATGGCGGCTTCTGCGGCTTCCGTCATCGCGATGGCCGGTACGCATGTGGTCATGAGTCCTACCAGCCTGATGATGATCCACAATCCCTTCACGATGGCCATGGGCGATACGGAAGAGATGCGGAAGGCCATCCAACTGCTGGATGAGGTGAAGGAAAGCATCGTGAATGCTTACCAGATCAAGACCGGGCTGAGCCGTGAAAAGATCTCCCAGCTCATGGACAGCGAAACGTGGATGAACGCCCTGAAAGCCAAAGAGCTCGGCTTCTGCGATGAAGTCCTGTACACCGGCGCGGAAGACCTGCCTGAGAACATGGCGGGTTATACCTTCGAGCGGAAATCCGCTGCGGCTTGTCTCATGAACCGAGTGATCGCAGCTATGCCCAAACCGGTGAATGTGGTGAAGGATGAATCCGAGCAACCCCATGATCCGGAAACCACTCCGGAGGAACCCAAGGAACCCGAAACCGTTACCCCTGACAACCGAGTGAAAGCGGCAGACCTGGAGAAAAGGCTGTCGCTCTTGAAATGATGAAGGAGGATTTCATTATGAATCAGATTCTTGCTCTGCGCGAAAAACGCGCCAAACTGTGGAACGACACCAAAGCGTTCCTGGATGCCCATCGTGCCGAAGATGGCACCGTATCCGCCGAGGACAACGCGACCTACGAGAAGATGGAAGCTGACGTGGTCGCTCTCGGCAAGGAAATCGACCGGCTCGAACGTCAGGCCGCGATCGATCGTGAGATGGATCAGCCGACTGCCGCGCCGCTGGTTTCCCGTCCCGTTACTCCATCCGCCCAGAAGCAGGGCCGTGCTTCCGATGAGTACAAGTCCGCTTTCTGGAACATGATCCGGAATCGGACTGCCAGCCCCAGCGTGCTGAATTCCCTGAATGTTGGCACGGATTCTGAGGGCGGCTATCTCGTGCCGGATGAGTACGAGCGCACTCTGGTGCAGGGCCTCGAGGAAGAGAACGTTCTCCGTACCCTGTGCACCGTCATCCAGACCAGCTCCGGCGACCGGAAGATCCCGCTGGTGGCTTCCCACGGTACCGCCTCCTGGGTGGATGAAGAGGGCACGATTCCCGAGAGCGACGACACCTTCGGCCAGATCTCTATCGGCGCTCACAAGGTGGCCACTATGATCAAGGTCTCCGACGAACTGCTGCAGGACAGTGTTTTCAATGTTGAAAGCTACATCGCCGCTGAGTTTGCCCGCCGGATCGGTGCCGCTGAAGAGGAAGCCTTCATCACCGGCAATGGCACCGGCAAGCCCACCGGCCTGCTGCATGCCACCAACGGTGCGGGCACTGGCGTGACCACTGCCGGAACCACCATCGCTGCAGACGAACTCTTCGATCTGGTGCATTCCATCAAGAGCGTCTACCGCAAGAAGGCGGTCTTCCTGCTGAACGACACCACCCTGAAGGCCATCCGGAAGCTGAAGGACGGTCAGGGCCAGTACCTCTGGCAGCCGGGCATCAAGGAAGGTCAGCCGGACACCCTGCTGAACTACCGCCTGGTGACTTCTCCCTTCATGCCGGAGATCTCCGCCGGTAACAAGGTGATCCTGTTCGGTGACTTCAAGTCCTACTGGATCGCTGACCGTCAGGGCCGTTCCTTCCAGCGCCTGAATGAGCTGTACGCCGTCACCGGTCAGGTCGGTTTCCGCGCTACCCAGCGTGTGGATGGCCGTCTGGTGCTGGCCGAGGCCATGAAGTGCCTGGCTGTGAAGACCTGATAACCCAACGACCACGGGAGCCGTACTGCCATGTGCGGCTCCCTTTCCTGAGGAGGAATGACGTATGGCAAACACCTACAACACCAAGAACTACTTTGCCCATGGCGGCAATGAACTGGTGATCGGCGGCAAGCTGACCTTTCTGGATGGCGCTGAAGTCGAGAATTTCCCCAGCGGAAATACCAACTCTGCTGAAGCGCCTTATGTGGCTGACAGTGAGGCGACCACCGTAGCGGCGCTGAAGTCTGACTTCAACGATCTACTGGCCGCGCTGCGCACTGCCGGAATCCTGTCCGCGACCGCGCCGGAAACGACCGAACCTGAAACTCCGACTCCCGAAACCCCTGCTGAGGGTGAGGGCGGTGGTACCTGATGATCGTCACCGTTGATGAAGTCAAAACCCACCTGCGAATTGAGCATGATGAGGAGAATGACTACATCGAAAGACTGATCAAACAGGCTCAGGCTGAAGCGGAGGATTACTGCCGGGTCTCCTTTGAGGAACCGGATGAGGAAGGCAACGTCCCCGATGCCCCTGAGCCTGTGCGGCTGGCCGTGATTCTCATGACCAGCTTTTACTATGAGAACCGGGATATCCCTGATATGACCACTTACAAAGCGACACGGATGGCGTTTGACAATCTGCTGTACAGGTACCGTGATCCCGAGAAAATGTTCTGACGGAGGTGATGCTGTTTGCGTGGTTATAAGAACTTCGAAAGTGACCCGCATCCAGGGGATCTCCGACACAAGATTGAAATCGGGTACACCGAGAACCAGATTAACGAAAACGGCTATCCTGAACCGACGGATGTTGTGGTCTGCCGGGTCTGGGCCGCTGTGACGGATGCAGGAAACCAGCACTATCGCAGCGCCGACGTCATGAACACTGAGGCCGTCATCAACTTCACCATCCGGTACCGGGAAGACATCAAGCCCGGAATGTGGGTGCGCTTTCAGGGAGAAAAATGGAACATCTCCACTCTGGGCGAGTATAGCTTCAAACGCACCTATCTGGGCCTGAAGGCTTCCATTGCCAAGGGGGTGAGCGGATGAGGCAGGTACAGCAGGCGCTGGCCAATATCGGCATTCCGGTGTACGCAGGCGTCTGGCGAGCCACATCACCGAATCAGAATCCGCCGGTGCAGTACTGCGTTTATTCCACCACCACTACGGAAGCATCCCATCAGGATGATCACGTTTCGTCCATCAGAACCTATGTGTATCTGAACCTGTGGAGTGATATCGATCCGACCGATATGGCGGATACGATCCGGGCGGCTATGTACGCCTATGGTTTCTTCATGGTGGAAGAATCCGACAAGGGCTATAACCAGCCAGCCTACGACACGGCCACCCGTCAGTACACGGTTCAGTGGACATGGTGCTGGAGGGAGGATGTGGACTATGGCAATTGAACTGCGCGGCTTTGATGATCTGAAGGATGATCTGGTAAACATGGCTTACGCTCTGGATCAGGGTCCTGGTGTGAACCGTGCCCTGAAAGCCGGTGCTGTTCCTATTGAACAGCAGATGCTGCATAACGCCAGCACTGACCCGAAGATCATCACGGATGCCCTTCACTCTTCCATTCACACCGGCAAGGTCAAAAAACGGCGCGGCAGCGGAAAGCAGATCACCATCGGTGTCCACCACTCGGAGAACGGCGCATATTACGCCAATCCTGTGGAGTTTGGACACGGCGGCCCTGCTCCGGCTCCCGCGCATCCCTTTGTCCGGCCTGCCTTTGATACACGGGCCGATGAGGCCTACAACGAAATGAAGCGCGTCCTGCGAGACGAGCTGAAGAACAAATGAACATGGAGGTAAACGACTATGGCTAATACTCCTGCCGCTTCTCCGACCGTTTCTTCCACGGTCGGCCTGAAGAACATGGTGATCGCCCCTCTGACGGTCGACACCGAGGAAACCATGACCTATGGAGATCTCCAGCTGGTGGCTGGTGCGATCGAAGCGACGATCACCCCGGAGAACTCCGATCCGGATATTCAGTATGCGGATGACATCGAATTCGACGTCCTGTATCCTGATCCGGAGCTGACTTTCACCACCCGGATGGCGGATATCCCTCTTGCCATTCAGGAAAAGATCTTCGGCAACGAGATCGACGACAATGGCGTCCTGATCCGTTCGGCTTCCGACAAGCCTCCGTATTTTGCGGTCGGCTTCAAGAGCGAGAAGTCCAACGGCAAGTTCCGCTATGTGTGGCTGTACAAGGTGCGTGCGAAACCCCTGACCGAGAATTACGCCACCAAGGAAGGCACCACGATCACCCGTCAGACCGGTGATGTGGAATGGACTGCCATCAAGCGCACCCATGACGGACGTTATCAGGCGGTCGCCGATGAGGGTGAGAACGGCTTCACGGCTGCGGCTGGCGAAACCTTCCTTGCCAGCGTGTACGCGCCCACCTTCACGCCGCCCAGCCCGTAATCATTACCCCGCTGCCGTAGGAAGCCCCTGCGGCAGCTATCTTTTTATGGAGGGAACACAATATGATCACCTGCACACTCGGTGAAAAGAAATATACCGTCGACTTTGTTTCCGGCAGAGCGCTTCGTGAAATGGAACCTGCTGCAAAGGTGTATGGCAGGCTTGTGCGTCTGTCTCAGGATGCCGTGGAAGGCAAAGACGTATCCGCTGAACAGATGACCGTAACTGATGCGCTGGACACGATGGTGAAGTGGTTCTGCATCCTGTTTGGCAACCAGTTCACCCCGGATGAAGTCTATGACAAGTATCCCGCCGACCGGCTGATGCACGACATTGCGCTGGCCCTGATGGCAGTGCAAACCCAGACTACAGAGGTATTGGACACTTTCCCTACGATTCCGGTGACGCAGGAAGCGGATCAGATCCTGAAGGAGATCGGTCAGGAGCCCTGACGCTGCCGGAATATGTTTATGCCACTTACAACGAACTGATGAAGAACGGCTGGCGGATGAAGGAAATCGACGAAATGGACATGCTGGGGTTCCTACGTCTGCGGGCATGGGATGCTCAGCGGGAGCAGGAAAAGAAAAAGCCCAGACAGTGCTTCATTGATGAAGTCTGGCCGGGCGTGAAGCCTTGCTAACGACAGGCTATTACCACCACGTGTGGGCTTGGTTTATAAAGATTTTATAGTCATCTGCATCGGTGTTACCATAGCCTGAGAATTCCATGATAGCTTTCTGACCAGCACCAAGCTTCGTTGTTTCAGCTTCTGATGCACCAACTATCTTTCCATCTTTATAAAAAACTACTACAATTTCAATTTCGGCTATCTCAACCGTATCATTGTTTGTTACTTGTAAAAAAACGGTTCCGTCAGAAACATTACCCACGATGTCTAAGTTCTCTGCATGGTTAATGTAACTGTTTTTGTGCTTCTCAGTATCAACTATTACTTCAACCGAGGAATAACCTGGTACTGACTCGTTGTAAATACCTTTTTGGGTAACAACAGTAGACCCAGGCAGAAACACATCGTGAGCATCTGTTTCTGATTCGATGATTCCACCATTTTCATCGTAGAAGACAATTTGAATATCCGCCTGAGGAATAGTCTCTTCTCCGATGTTGGTGAAAGCAACAATCAGCTCACTACGGCTACCTTCTGTGATAAGTGCAAAATCTGACACTATTACTTTGTCGCTTCCCGAAACTGTTAATTTTGCATTATCAACCGGAGAACTCTCATTTTCCGCAAGCACGCAGATCGGAAGAAGCACAAGAAGTGACATTAGTACGCAGATCACCTTTTTCAAAACAAGTTCCTCCCTCAAAAAATACTACCAACTGTGATTATATCAGGTCACTTGTAAGTTGTCCATTCTATTTAGTACAACTTCTTCTTAATCATAGAAAGAAGGTGAATTCTCATGGCTGAAACCCTGCGCGAACTGGTGGTCGCGCTGTCGCTGGACTCCAGCAATTTCTCGCGCAATATGCGCACCATCAATCAGCAGATCAAGGAAGCCGAGTCCACCTTCCGTCTGGCGGGCGCTGGCGTAGAGAACTTCGAAAAGACCATCGCCGGAACTGAAGCGAAGCTCTCCATGCTGGGAAATAAGCTCACCCAGCAGAACCGGGCTGTAGAACAGTACAGCCGGGCGCTCGTTGCCGCCAACGATAAGCTGAAGGAAAACTATAACCGCCATCAGGATTATTCCCAGAGGCTGGATGAGGCCAAGGCTCGTCAGGAAGCCCTCCGTTTTGAAGTGGAGACTGCCACTTTTGCGTATGAGCAGTACCGGGATAGCCTTGGCGAGACCGACTCCGCAACCATCGCTGCAAAGCAGAACATGGAGCGGTATCAGGAGGAATACCAGGATACTACGGCAGAGGTTACCAAACTGGAAGGTCAGGTAAAGGCTCTCCAGAAGACCATGCAGAACAGTGCCGATACGGTTTCCAAGGCTACAACTGACCTGAATAACGCTAAGGCGGGTGTTCAGGAAACGGAAGCAGAGATCCGGAAACTGACGGAACAGCTGTATCGGATGCAGTCCGCATGGACACAGGCCGGTGAGTCACTGACAGCGATTGGCAAGAAGTGCGAAACCATCTCCAAGGCCATGACCAAGGCCGGGAAAACGCTCACCAAGAATATCACCACACCCATCATCGGTCTGGGCACTGCCGCTGTGAAAGCCAGTATCGACTATGAATATGCCTTCGCCGATGTGCGGAAGACCGTCGATGCCACAGAAGAGGAGTATGAGAAGCTCTCTGATTCCGTGAAGCAGATGAGCACAGAGGTTGCCGCTTCCGCGGAAGATATTGCGGAGGTTATGTCGATCGCCGGTCAGTTAGGCATTGAAAACGAGCATCTGTCTGAGTTCACCCGCACCATGATCGACCTGGGCAACAGCACCAATCTGGTGGCTGCGGATGCTGCCAGCGAAGCAGCACGGTTTGCTAACATCATGGGCATGAGCCAAGGGCAGTTCCAGAACCTCGGATCTGCATTGGTTGATCTGGGTAATAACTATGCAACGACAGAATCGGAAATTCTAGCCATGTCCATGCGTCTGGCTGGTGCGGGCAAGCAGGTTGGACTTTCAGAAGCACAAATCCTGGGCTTTGCCACAGCCTTGTCTTCTGTGGGCATTGAAGCCCAGATGGGCGGCTCTGCTTTCTCCAAGGCGCTGGTGAAGATGGAAGTAGCATCCGAAACCGGAGGTCAGGCATTGGAGGACTTTGCGAAGGTCTCCGGCATGACGGCTAAACAGTTTAAGGCCCTGTGGGATAGTGATCCTGCTGCCGCATTCCAGGCTTTTATCGTCGGCCTTTCCAAAATGGATGAAGAAGGCGAAAGCGCTATTGCTACCTTGGAAGAGATCGGCATCAAGGAAGTCCGCCTTCGTGACACTCTGCTACGCTCTACCAATGCGACGGATCTTTTTTCACGTGCACAGGCGACAGCCAATAAGGCATGGGACGAGAATGTTGCTCTAACCAATGAAGCCAGTAAGCGGTATGCCACCACGCAATCCCGGTTGACCAATCTGAAGAATACGGCACTTATGTTTGCCCGGCAGATCGGTGATGACCTGAATCCGACGATCCAGCAAATCATCGATAACGTGAACGGTCTCCTGCAGAAGTTTCTTTCTCTGGATCAGTCTCAGCGGGAATCCATCGTGAAGTGGGCTGCCTTTGCTGCCGCTGTTGGCCCTGCTGTGCTTGTGCTGGGTAAAGTCACCGGCGCTGTTGGCAAGGTAAGCAGCGCTCTGGGTACTGCCTTCACTGCTATCGGAAAGTTCTCCGCAAAGGTCAGTATGGCTGGCGGAGGACTTGGTGGTCTGGTGAAAACGCTGGCTTCTTCCAAGCTGGCAATGGTTGCCCTTGCCGCCGCAGTTGTGTATGGCGCGGTAAAGCTGGTGGACTACGCTTCCGGTGCAAAAGCCGCCCGGGAAGCCCTCGAAGGCATGGCGAAAACTGCCAAGGACTGGAAGGAAACCGAAGCGGATACCTTCTATAGCCGGAGCAAGGGCCTGTCCTTCTTCGGCATGAGCAAGGAGGACTTTCAGCGGGATACCGCCAGCGCTCAGGAATGGGTAAACGGTATTCTTGGCATCTGGTCAGACGGTAAGAAGGAAACCAACGAGATCATTTCTGAATGGACTGAATCCTTCAAGAGCCTGACCGCAAGTACCCGGGAGTCCCTGCAGGGCATGAAGGATACAGCGGATGCAGCCGGATACACTTCTGTTTCGGATCAGTTGCAGCAGGACATCAAAACGCTGGATGCGATGGACAAGGAAATCGCGTCTCTCCTGAAAAAGCGGAAAAACCGGAAACTGACGGAAAAGGATAAAGTCCGACTGCAGGAACTGATCGACACCCGGGAAGCCATCGAGGTGAAATATCACCTGTCCGCTGCCGACGCTGACGGCTTCGATACCATCCGGAAGAAAGTAGAAGCTGAGGTTGCCCGTGCGGAAGCCCGTGGACAGGAAGTCAGCGGCGAAGTGTACCAGGAGGCCATGGTGGCAGCCGCTGAAGGTATGGCATCCGTAAACTCCACCCTCGACGAGCAGTATGACAAGGAATATGCCCTGATCCAGCTGATTGAGAACGCGGAAGAGCGCCAGCAGGCTCTGGATGCCCTGAATGCAAAATACAATGAGGATCGCCGGAACTCTGCTCTGGAATATGCCCGTCTAATGGCTGACATGGTCGCACCCGTATGGGAAAGTGAAAATGTGCAGGAAGCTAAGGGCCAGATCGGCGAACTGATGCAGCTTCTGCGTCAGTACAGCACAGCCAAGACCGACGCTGAGAAGAAAGCCCTGCTGCCCGATCTGCAGAAGCTGACTGCCAACATGGATGAAGGAGCTTTGACTGAATACGTTGGATTGCTGACCCAGATCCAGTCCCTGCTGGACAGCGGCCTGTCCGAGGATGAAGTCAAAGCCATGTTCCCGGATATCGACTTCTCTACAGCGCTGGAGCAGCTGGCTTCCATTCAGACCTTCCTGAAGGATAATAAATGGGACACCAACCTGACCAGCCTGAACGAGATGTTCGGTGAAGCGATCGGCGACGAAGTGCTGAAGATCACTACGGATCTGGACATGACCGGCGCGAAAGCCCGCTGGGAGGAATGGGCAGCTAACCCGGGAGCCATCACAACGGATGCCGTGATCCAGAGCTATACGGAAGCTGAGAACGCGACAAAACAGCAGCCGCTGGTGGATGCGTTTGTGGCGAAGTATACCGAAAAGCCGGAGGGTGCTGACAAGACGGCACTCTCCCCGGAAGGCCTGGTAGCCTATGTGACGAAGTATGCGGAGACCACTACAGGCACTGATGTTTCCGGGCTGAATCCGATGAACGTGACCGCCATTGTCAGCGCCTATAAGGAGCTGGCTGAAGGCACAGATGTCACTCAGCTGAAGCCCAGTGAGATCACGGCCTATGTTTTCAAGTATCTGGAAGAGAACAAGGTCGATACGACAGGTCTGACCCCTGGCTCTGTAACCGCCACTGTCATGGCATATGAAGAGGTCACAGGCGGCGCTTCCACTGCTGCGCTGAAACCCTCCGATGTTGTGGGCCTGATCACCAAGTACGCTGAAGCGGAAAACGTGGATGTATCCGCACTGTCTTCTGCTCAGGTGGAAGGTATTGTGACGAAGTTCGCGGAGGCAACCGGCTGTGATAAGTCAGAGCTGCTGAAGGAATTCACGGCCTACATCACCGAGTACAAGGAAGCCAATGGTGTGAAGAAGCCCACCCTGAATATGCAGGTCGGGCTTTCCGGATACGACCTTCTGGAATATCGGCGCTGGCTGAAAAACAACAAAGTGGAAGTCGAAGGCATAGTCCGGCTGTCTGAAGCCTATGAAGATCCCTCAGGTGTGCTGGGTGAATCCGGGGTGAAGTTTTGGAAGAACGGTGAGGAAATCCCTGTAACGGCTGTTTCCACGGATATGCTGAAACCGGAGGATGTTGCCATCCTGGACAAGGACGGAACCATGCATGTGCTGATCACAGCAGAGGTTACCGGTGCGCCGGAAGCAATTGCTGAAATGCGTGAGCAGGTAGCTGAGGTGGATCAGCTTGGACTTACAGCACTCGGAAAGGCTGCTGGGATCATGCCCACAAGCCTGATGGGCTTCATCGATGCCGCTGAAAGGCGAATTGAAGACGCAAAACGCCGTACTGGCCAGTGGTGGAACTTCATCTTCGGCGGTGACGAAGGAATCAAACGGACGCTGGATCAGTCCATGCAGTCCGACTTTAACGCTGACCGTGTCGCGGAGCTTTCCACCTATGTGGCTGAAGTCGTAGCTGCCATAAAGAACGGCGAAGAAGTCAGTCAGGAAGACATCGATAACGTGAACAAGATCCTGCAGTTTGTAAAGGATCTGGACGCTGCCGGTGTTGGTGGTAATGTCACCGCCGGTATCGCGGAAGGCATGACCGAAGCGGGGTGGGATACCACCGCTGAAACTGTCGCCACTAATCTGGAGACAGCACTGAACAGTGCTTTCATCATCAACAGCCCCTCCGAGCGAATGAAGCCAACCGGTGAGTATGTTGCCGCCGGTATTGGCGCTGGGCTTTCGGGCTATGACTTCTCCACGGATGCAGCCTCGCTGGTTACTGCTCTGCAAACAGCTGTTGCCGCAGCCCTGGGTGAAAACACACTTCAGAGCACGATCGCCGCAGCCTTCCCGGAAGGAACACTGAAGAAGATCGGTGTGAACGCCATGGCTGGCCTGAAGGCTGGTATCACCGCTGGAAGGTTTGGTGTGATCAGCGCCATGCAGTCCGCTGCACTGGCAGCCATAAACGCCGCCAAGAAAGCCCTGAAGATTGCCTCTCCATCCAAGGTGTTCCGGGATGAAGTCGGCTCCATGACCATGAAGGGCTTTGGAGAAGGCATCCTGCAGGAGAGCAAGGTGCAGGCACGGACAATCCGGAATGCCGCCCGCTATCTGACGGATGAAGCGAAGGAAGGCTCCATCGCCTTTGGCAGTACGGATAACCGGAAAACCTACAACAACACATCCTCTGTGAATCTTTCTGGAAACAACTTTTACATCCGGGACGAGCAGGATATCCGTTCCCTGGCTGTCGAGATTGCAACGTTGACCAGAAGACAGCAGCGCGGCAAAGGCCTGCGGATGGCATAAAACGCTTGACTTTCAAGGCCCGTAGAGGATATATGTCACTACCAATTGCAAAGGAGGTAGCCACATGTTTTCCATGCACATCAGGCCAGAGATCCTGAAGAACATCCGGGAAAAGTACCCGCCCGGAACAAAGGTGGAGGTTGTGGAGTTCCATGATCAATACCGGGATGTCCCGGCGGGTACAAAAGGCCGGGTACTGGCAGTCGATGACACCGGAACGATTCACTGTGAATTCGAGAATGGTGTTTCACTCGGAGCCCTTTGGGGCATCGACGTCGTGAAGAAAATCGACTGAAACGACTGACCGGGAGGAAGCTGCCTGCGGGCGGCTTCTTCCCGTTTTTGGAGGTTGCCATGACTGACTATTTTATCTGGAACGGTGTGGATTGCAGGCAGTATGGCATCCATGTATCCGAACTGCCACCCATCACCATTCCGCTGGAGCGGAGCACCCAGACCAATGTGCCCGGCAGGCCGGGAAGCCTGACGCAGCTGGAAGGCGAAGACGTCTATGACGATATGATCCTGACTGCCACCTGCTTCATCTCTGATCCGGCGCAGATCCCGGCCATCGCTGCATGGCTGAAAGGCAGCGGCACAGTGACCTTTGCTAACCGGACTGGCGGCTACTATAAAGCGCGGATTGCCAATCAGATCCCGTTTGAAAAGGTGCTCCGGGGAAACCCTCACTGCACCTTTGCGGTGAACTTCCGTTGTTATCCGTTTTTCTATGCTGACGACGGTGATGATATTACGATCACCACATCCGGGACGACCGTCACAAATCCGGGCAGCGTTTACTCTGAGCCGAAAATCACGCTCACAGGCTCGGGAGATATTACCCTCATGGTTGGAACCACCATTGTGGAGCTGACTGACATCAGCGGAAGCATTGTGATTGACTCTGCCCTGCAGGAGGCCTACAAAGGCACAACCCTTATGAATGACCATATGAGCGGAGATTTTCCGGTGCTGAAGCCAGGACAGAACGCTATCAGTTGGTCTGGAACTGTGACCAGGGTGGTTGTGAAGCCAAACTGGCGATTTTTGTAAAGTTTGCCTTTAAAAAGCCTGCAATACATGATATAGTAACATTTGGTTTTAGCAACGACTTATATCTTGCAGGAGGGAGGATTGTCAGGATGAAGCAAGGATATAGAACGCTTATCGGGGTCTTTCTGTCGTTCTTGATTGTTATAACTTTTGCTTCATTTGCGATGGCTGATGGCTCAAGTATCAAGTGTTCCTTCACATTTCCTGAAGAGTATGCTCAAATAGGGGAAGCGTATTCTTTTTCATACACTTTGTCAGGCGGTAGTGGTAGCTATAGAGATGTTAAAGTAGAAGCCGAGTTTGTTACGGTTCATGATTATACGGGGAATGATGTTGATTACCAAACAATAGAAGAAGGTTCTAATTCATCAGGAACCATCACTTTCACCCCAATTGCTGGAACCGCTGTGATATTATGGCTCCGTGGCTACGATGCAGAAACTGATGAGTACTTCTATTTCGAATGTCATGAAGGTTGGCTTCGGATAGAACAGAATCCACAAACAAGTATTTCAATTAATTTTGAACAAGAAGAAGCTACTATCGGCCAGGAGCTTAGTGCTCAATATATGATCTCTGGCACATCCTCAGTAACTGATGCGATTGCCTGGTGGCAAGTTGGCGGAGAAATGATGTCTTCAAGTTCTCATCTTGCTGAAACAAACGTTACTTCAGTAGATGGGCACAAGACGATTGTCCCTACGTATGGAGAGTATATTTATCTTATCATAATGGGAAAAGATGAAAACAGTTCTCCGTTTTACGCAGAGAGTGAACATCTGGCGCTCAATAATCCTGGTGTTGAGAAAATTACTTGCAACTGCTCGTTCCCAGAGCAAGATCCACAGATCGGTGTTCCTTATAGCTTCTCATATAGTTTATCTGGCGGAAGCGGCACATTCTCTGAGATTAGTGTTGAAGCAGAATTTGTAACTGTTCATGATTATACTGGGCATGATGTTGATGGCCAAATGATAGAATTGGGTTCTGCTTCTTCCGGGACAGTAACATTTATTCCAAGAGCAGGAACATCTGTAATACTCTGGCTTCGCGGTAAAGATGCTGAGACACAACAATCATTCTACTTTGAATGCCATGAAGGATGGTTGCCAATAGAAGGGAGTTCAACATATCCAGTATCTTTTTCATTTGGCAAAGAGAAGTATCAAGTAGGAGACACAATTAGAGTCCGCTATGATATTGATAATCTGACACAGCTGAACAAGGGAAAACTGTGGTGGGTTCTCGTAAGTGATTATGAATTTAAGGGTGAATTGAATATCATGGACATTAGCAATATCCATGGCGAATCAGAAATCATGCCTACATATGGAGAAGTTGTTTATGCTGTTTTGCAGGGTGAAGATGCTGGAGGAAACCCAATATACGCAGAGAGCCAACATGTTTTGTTGGAGAATTCATCAGAGGAAACGCTAAACACCTTTGTCCTTCCAGCCTCGCTTCAAAGTATAGGAGATGAAGCTTTCTACGGTACTGCAGTGCAAAGAGTTGTCATGCCGAATGAAATCACTATCTCCAATATAGCTTTCGATGCATTTCAAGATACTCCATTGAAAGTGATTGTTGGTAATAGTGAGGGTGCCAGAACCTATGCTTTAGAGCATGGGGTCTTATATGAACCAATTGAATGATTATAAAGTGTCCATTCGCACTGTCGAAGTACGACAGTGCTTTCTTTTTACCCATTTGGAGGTGACTTTCCTTGATCTGTGTTTATCCCGCAGACTGTACTGACTTCTCTACCAATGGTAACGGTACTCTGGCTCCGTTGTCTGCGGAGGTGACTGAAACCCTGAATGGCGAATACGAACTGACGCTGGTGCATCCCATCGATGAAGCGGGCAAATGGCAGAGACTGGTGGAGGGCTGCATCCTCCGTGCTCCGGTGCCTGCGGCCACAACGCCCCGGGTGCACTTCTCCGCTCCGGGTGATGCCAGCGGCACAGAGATCTACCGGATTCATACGGACTTCTCTGAAGCGGAAACCCGTAAAGGAACCCTGAACCTGCGCTCCGGCCCCGGTCGGAATTATAAGGTGCTGGCTGCGTACAAAAACACACTGACCGTTCAGGTGATCGCTAAGACCAGCGCTGCTTGGTACGAAGTCACTGCTCCGGACGGGAAACACGGGTATATGGATACCACCTATCTGGTGTATGACCACACAGAGGGTTCCGCGTCCGAGGCTGTTTCCTCCGTAGTAGACGAGCGGCAGCTGAGGGATCAGCCTTTCCGCATTTACCGGATTGTTCCTGAGCTGGATAAGATTACAGTCTATGCCCGGCACGTGTTCTATGACCTGCTGGATAACATGATCAAATCCTACAAGCCTTCACCCTCTGCGGTGGGGGCTTCTGTTGTTCAGACAGTTTCTTCCTCCTGTTTGTCGGAGCATGACTTCACCTTCTATTCTGACCTGGACAGCACAGCAGAGGATGTGGAGTTTGAGAATATCAACCCCGTGGATGCCATCCTTGGCGAGGAGGGGGTTGTTGAGAAATACGGCGGCGAGCTCACCCGGGACTGGTGGGACGTTTTCGTCGTGAAACGGGTCGGTCAGGACAGTAATGTGCAGATCCGGCAGGCCAAGAACCTGCTGGGTATTTCCTATGATGTTGACCTAACAGACGTCGTCACCCGGATCATGCCGACCGGTGAGGATGCGGATGGCAATGTGCTGTATCTGCCGGAACTGTATATCGACAGTCCTCTGATCAACACCTACACTCATCCGAAGTGGATTCATCTGCCCGTTTCCGAAGCGAAAGAAAGCACTGATGAGGATGAGCCGAAAACCAAAGCGGACTGCTATACCCTGATGCGGAATGCGGCTCAGGAACAGTTCAGCGCAGGCTGTGACAGCCCGACTGTCACGTTGACGGTCAGTTTCATCAACTGCGCGGAAACAGAGGAATACAAGGAGTACGGCTTTCTGCAGAATATCTTCCTCGGGGATGCTGTTCGAGTGATCGCTCCCCGGGTGGGCGTATGGGTATCCATGCGGATGACGCAGTACACCTATGACTGTCTTACGAAGAAATACACCAGCATGACCCTCGGTACTGTTGCGGACACGGTTGAGGGGAATGTGATCTCCGCCCGCCAGCTTCCTTCCGGGATCATTACCGGCAGCAAGCTGGCGATCAATTCTGTAGGCTCCGGTGCTCTGCAGAGCGGTTCTGTTGGCGCTGTTCAGATCCAGATGGCGGCTATCGAAACCGCCCACATCCAGGATGCGGCAATCAGCAAGGCTAAGATCGGCGAAGCGGCTGTGGGAACCGCTCAGATCGAGGATGCGGCTGTAACGAAGGCGAAGATCAGTCAGGCGGCTATAGGCACAGCCCAGATCGAAGATGCCGCTATTACGCAGGCCAAAATCGGGAACGCTGCCATTGGGACTGCTCAGATCGAGGATGGTACCATCACCTCCGCAAAGATTGGCAATGGCGAAATTCTGACTGCTCATATCCATGATGCCGCAGTCACAGGGGCCAAAATCGAAAACGGTACGATCACCAACGCCAAGATCGGTGATGGTGAGATTGAGACAGCTAAAATCCATGACGCGGCGATTACCAACGCGAAAATCGCCGGAGCTGCTGTTGGCACGGCAAACATTCAGGATGCGGCTATTGTCGCGGCAAAAATCCTTGACGGTGAGATTATCACTGCGAAGATTGCCTCACTGGCAGTGACTGAAGGTAAGATCGCCAATCTGGCTGTCACCACGGCGAAGATCGCGGAAGCGGCAATTACCAACGCCAAGATCGCCAACGCCGCTGTTGACACGGCCCAGATCGCCTTGGGCGCGATTACCACAGCCCTGATTGCTCAGGGTGCCATTGGTACCGCTCAGATCGCGGATGCTTCCATTACTGCCGCAAAGGTTGTTTCCCTGAACGCTGACGTGATCACGTCCGGCACACTGGCTACAGAACGCCTGATTATCACTGGCGCTAACGGTCTGATCTATGAGATCAATGCTGAAGCATCCGGTCTTTCCGTACAGGAACTATCTGACCAGAAATACCAGGAGCAGATCAACGG